TGACCGTTAAAGTTTCGAGTGGCTATTAGCTGACCTGGGTCTCGGTGGCGAGAATCTGATCGACGGTGAGGACGGGGACTCCTTGGAATAAGAGCTGACCTCCCTGGATGCCTGTGCCCTGGCCTGCCACGGAACCGGCCGCGACCTTGCCATACTGATTGAGGGCTTCGGTGAACGACAAGGCGTTCTGCGACTTGTCGAGTGCTCCGATGGATAGCATTTCCTTGACCGTACGGCTGGCCAGGAAGGTCGGCACACCCATGCCCATGGACGGGATGCGGGCGAGCGCCTTGATCATCAGCTTGTTGATCCAGGTGCTTGCGGTGATAGCCTGCGTGTTGGACTGGCTCGTCATGTCGCTGATGTTGACGTTGGCGATGCGGACCGCATAGCGCCAATCCTTGACGTGCAGGCCGTAATTCCAGACCCAACGCTCGGCGTAGGCACGGAAGCGGTTGTTCGAGGAGTCGAAGGCATCGATCACGCCAAGGTCTTCCTGCTCAAGTCCCGCTTTTGAGCCTTTGGGGTAGATGCCGGTGACCGTGTTTTCACCCCAGACAACCAGCCAGATCGAGGTATTGCCAGCGCCGGTACCGCCCGCGTCGATGATGTTCTGGCCGCTCGTCGCTTCCTTGCTGTTGTAACGCGGCGTCAGGCCCAGGATGCCGTCTTTGGTGGTGCTGGTGTCGCCGTACATGATCGACTGCGCGAAGCTCTCATTCATCGACTCGATGAATGCCAGGCCTTCGGACAAACGAAATGCGGCAGTGTTGCCGTTGAGGTCGGCGAGGGCTTTGTCGATCTCGTTGCGGCCTTCGAGGATTGCGCACACATCTTCGATCGTGGCGCGGCCTGACTTGCTGACTTGGACACCTTTGTAGAACTCACGGAATGAGACGGTGGGAAGACCAACGCGAACTACGGCCTTGTGGCCGGTCGGCAGATTTCCCTCAATGAAATTCATGTAATTGATGAGCTCATTGCTTTGGTTCAGCAGCTCGGCAACGACCGCGACTTTGCCATCGGGGCCGAACGATTTTGCGATATCAATAAGGGTCGAGTGCCCCGAAATGAGGGGTAGAGTTGGCATCTGGTGTGACTCCTGATTTGGTGTGGGCGTACGGGGAAGCGGTGAAGGCTACTATTTCGTGTTGTCGTAAAGCACAGACGTGGCGACTTGCTTGGGCCGCCCTGGAGCGGATCCGGTAACCATCTTGTCCTGACTGATGGCCTTTCCGGCCTTGTACATAAACCGGATAATCTCCGGATGATTGCCAAGTCCGGTGGAAGTCAGAAGCTGGTTCAGTTCAGGCGTCCCGAAATCATCGAGCGCGCGCTTGGCGACTCCAAGGTTCTGTTCCAACGCGGCGCCGCCGAACTCTTTGTCGGCCTTCGACGCGTCGAACCATCCCTGCCTGACCGCTGCAACCTGCTCGGCCTGACGCGTCGCAATCTTCGGCGTCATCGTGTCGAGCAGCTTTTGTGCGGCTTCCTGACTTAAGTTGGCATCCCGCGCGCCGGCTTCAAACGCAGTGAGGATGTTCGTGTCGTACTCCGTGCCTTCCGGAGCTTTAAACGCGTACGCCTCGGGTGCGCCTGGTGCAGGTTTCGCTTCGGTTACCGCAGCTTTTGACTCAGGGGTCTCGGTCTGAGTCGTAGCTGGCTTCTCAGTCGTTGTCTCAGTTGTGATCTGAGTCGTCGCTGATTGCTCGGTGGGAGCGGTCGTGGTTGTAGTCGCGTCCGCGCCTAAGAGCGTGGTAGCAACCGTTTCCGTTGAGGTTGAGGCGTCAGTTGCTGCTGCTGCCGTTCCCGTCGACGTTGCTTCTAGCATCTTGTTGCTCCTTCAACATGGCTACATACAGCTCTGGGCAGGCGTCATTGATTTTTGCCAGCAACATGTTCCCGAAATTGCGCCAGCCCTCGTTGAACGCCGTCTGGTAGGGGTCTTTGTCGAAGCTCGATCGGTGTATGCCTGCCTCATCGAGCAGGCGCCAGATGATGCGGCGCCCACGCTTTGAGCCCATTTGCCACTTGATATCTGCCTGCTCGACCTCTTTGGCCAGGCGTTTCCGGTTTGCTTCGTTTTCCCGGTGCTCTGCCTGGGCTTGGAGATCGATTGGGTCGTATAGGTTATGGTCCATAGTGAGGTCTATTTCTTGTCGTAGAGGGTTTTCGTGGCCTTGGTTGATTCGCCGCTTACGTCCATATCGGTGATCTGCAGGCCGATGCTGTTCTCAGCTTCGCCGATCATCGTCTGGTATCCGCTCTTGCGGGTGACTTGTGCTTTCGCAGTGATCATCACTTCATCCCCAACGTTCAACCCGTCTCCAATGCCGAGCTTTTCGATAGCCTCGTCATCGAGACAGATCTCGAGGCCGTAGGGATAGCGCGGTGCATCTGCAATGGATGGAGACGATTGCTCCTTCGCCTCTTCCTTGCTCATCTTCATGTTGACGAGTCCCATGTGTTCTCCTAGACCTCGGTCCCTGAAGGCGAACCGTAGCCGCTGAATTGGTTGAGCATGTCCTGAAGACCGTTCGACTGGCCTCCAGCGGTGGGTGATTGCGCGAGGTTCTTAGCGGTCTTGCTTTGCTGCTCCATTGACGCAGCCTGCGCCTGTGCTGCCTGTGCCTTGGCCCGCGCCTGACGGATTGCGGCTACTTGCTGCGGTCCTACGATCAGCTTAGGGTCGACGCCAAGCATATCGCTGTAACTGTCTGCCCACGCATCTGGATCAAAGTTGTCGAGTACTTCTGGCTTCATCTGCGCAACCGTCCCCATAGACGCGACGAAGCGATCCACAGAGTTGGTACCGATAGCGCGTTGAGCTTGTGCGAGTATGCCAATTAGTTCGACGTTGAGCGATTGCCCCTGCATTTCCGGGGGAGCGGGCGGAACGATGCCAGCCTCTTGCATGTGCGTGAACGTAGTCTGCACCAGCGGGAAGAGCAGTTCGTTGCTAATACGCTCGAGCACAGGCCCAATCATGAGCAGCTTTTCCTCGTGCAACTCAGCTACTTCAGTAGCGGTCATCTGTGTATTGGTGTTGTTGCTTAAGAGCAGGAAAAGGTCAGCAAAAAATGATGCGTTGATGCGCTCGCGACAGTCCTTGATGTCAGCTAGCAAATCGGCTAGGTCTAGGTCTACGTCGAACAGGCTTTTGATTGGGCCGCCGGCTGTCGGATCGCGGTAGGTGATGCCGCCCGGCAGCCTGTTGACGTCCTGGTTCTTCATATTCGCTGGCACATCGAGTGGAGGGTTGGTTTTGTAATCTATGGCGTTTGCCTTGCGCAATTGCTCGTGTTGCAGCTGCTTGATGTCGCCGAGTGCTTCCATTCCCGGGCTATTGCCATAGATATCTCCACCAGCAACGGCCCAGCGCGGGCATACCGCTGGAAACTGCTTGAAGCCGCTTTCCCTCAGCAGCTTCCGGGAGTCTCCATTCAGCTCAAAATAGATAGAGCTCCACGCCATGTTCTGCGCGTTCTTCTTGGAATGGTCGCGATCGGCGCGCGGCTCAATGGCGTGAATCAATGGAATCCACGAGTCGAGGCCCTTCCCTCCGTCGAACAGACTCTGAACCGTCTTCGAGCAGGCATCGTATCCGAACTCCTTGACCATGCTCGAAACCGGCATTTCGAACTCTCTGTATAAAGTGCAAACCTTGCCTTGCGCGTCGCTCGTGATTGCGTACTCGCCGATGGTGAGCGGATAGTGATGGATCACGCTACTGAAATCTGGCAGGATGACAGACGCCGCCGTTCCGAACGCGCCCAGCTCCTCATACATCTGGTGCAGAGCCCGGTAGGTATTGCTCTTTTGGAATACCATGTGCATGCGGGTCGACACGTCATCGAGCCACAGTTTGACTGGCTGATACGCGTTCATATCAGGGTCAGCGGTGCCTAGCCGAAACCACGGCCTTGCGGGCGACGTGGCGCCACCCATCAAGCCGGCACCCAGCGTTCTGAGTGCACGAATCCCGGTGTTGTCGTAGATGTTGTTGTTGCGCCGGTCGCCCTTATCGCGGTCCTGGCGAAAGTAGCGGCCGCTGCGGGGCAGGAGGTAAGTGGTGATCTCCTGCCAGTGACTCCACCAGGAGGACCGCTCCGTTTTGAGCTGTCCCCAGCGCTGGATCGCCAGTTGGCGTTTCTCAGTTTCGTCTACCATCTATGATCCTAAAAGAGTGCTTTTGCCGAGGTTGAGGGAATTTGTGTTCACGCCGCCGGTACCGGTCAGCATGGTCGAGCCGACACCGCTCTTCGATAACTGCGCGGCGCGGGCCATGATGTTGGCCACGTCGGGTGTCTGTTGATCTGCGGCGTTTGTGGCTGTCTCGTTCTTCCGCTCGGTCGACAATGCGTTCGCCTCTGCCGTATCCGTGGCTGTGGTTTGGTTCTTGAGAGCAGCCTTCTGGTTATTGCTCGCCTCCGCGCCGTTGTATGCGGATACACCTGTCCCAATCGCGCCTACCGCGAGGGACGCGATGGTAAGTGCTGTAGTGAGAGCTGACATAGCTACTCCTCTACGAGGGCGAGACTCGTTGGAACTGCGAATCCAATCAGCTCGATGTTGTCGAAGGGCCCAGCCGGAAGCTTCGCGAGGTCCGCTTTGCACGTCACCGCGGCGAACGTCATATTGGCGTAATGGCCGCAGCCGTCGTCGGAGTTCCCCGTCTGGGTGGCTGCGTTGTAGTTCACCAGGCATGGATAATTGGCCGCAGATTTGGCCAGCTTGGCAGCGCTCGAAAAGATGATCAGCTTATTGATACAGCTCATGTGCTACTCCCCTGTAATGGTGATGGTGTCGCCGTTATCCTGCCGCCGTGACAACAGCAGGTCTGCCTCGTCCGTAAACTCTGCTTCGGCCTCTTCTACCGTCTTAGCCGCAGTTGGAAACATCATGGTGAGCTCGACCGGTCCACCGGTGACGAATACCTGTTTGCGCCCCGCGCTGGCTGGAATAACGTTGTACCCATTCAAGTTGGTGACTCCGTCGTTGAGCACCATCGCCACGCATCCATTGACGATCAGCATGGTTGCCCGTTTGACCAGCGAGCCGGTGAAGATGATTCCGGCAGGAACGCGCACCGTCCTTGTATACATGCCGCCATGGATAATGTGCTCGGTCGCAATGGACGTCTGCTCCATCTGCATTGCCGTGGCCTCGAACGCCCTAACCTTCTCCAGCATCTCTGGAGTGATTGCGGGAAGAGTGGCGTTTGCTAAAGTCAGGTCGCTCAATCTACTTCCGCTTTCTGCCGAGCTTCTTGGCGGTGAAGATACGCATGTCGTTGTTCTGTGTTTGCGGGCCCGGGTACGGTGCATAGCCAAACGGGAATGTGGGCATAGCTACTTCTCTCCTTATAGTGAGAACTTCGTCGAACGCGGCGTTGAGTGCTGTCGAACTCAGGCGACATCCATCGATCACGATGATTCGCGGGCTCATGTCAGCCTCCTGCAGAACACACTATTGGTGCGGGTGTAAACGGGATATAACGTCAGCAACTGCTCAAACTGGCTATGGGCTGGCGCGCTGTACAAGATCGCCACACAGCCCTCAGTTGAGGCGTGCGCTTCGATTGTTGCCATCAGTGCGCGCCCCGTGCCGCCAGAGCGATGGCCTGAGGACACAAATAGACTCTCGACCGTCGCGACCTTCTGACCGTAATGAGGGATGACTGATGTCAGCACAGCGGCAAATCCGACCAGCCTGTCAGCGTCAAACACGCCAAAGCAATGCATCATGCCCGATTGCTCGAGCATTCGGTACGTCTCAGGCTGCTGGTTGATCTTGCCAATCAGCGGGATTGAGCACTCGGCGCCGTACTCGTCGATCAACGCTTGTGCGTTGGGTGCACCCAGAATGTCCTGGTAGCTGATTCTTCGAATTGTGGTGAGAGCGCTCATATGCTGGCGTAGGGGTCGTAAGTCTGCGGAGCCTTGCTCCCGCCCGCTCCTGGTAGCTTGGTCATACCACCTGGTGCGTCGGGAATTGCGAACGTCAGAGCTAGTCCGTCCGCAAGATCTGGACTCTTGCCCAACCTTTTCTTGATCTGGTCCTTGCTCTCAATCTGAAACTTTCCCTGATGAAAGAAGTAGGTCGGAGCGCAGAGTTCATTGACCAGCTCGGGGATCGGCGGCAAACTTCCACCGGCCTTGATCCAATCCGCCATCTTCATCCACATCTCCGCGCGCATATTGAAATACCGTGGGTCATTCGCCGGTCGATCGAACCCGATCGCATACGGTGAGAGACCGGCAGCGCGCAAGACATCGACGGCCCCATGTGCCCAGCCAACTGTATCGTCCAGGAACATGAGAACGTCGTCTTGCTCGGCTAGCAGGGCGTGTTGCTCTTCGCGCATCCATTCCAGCCGTTTGTTCATAGCTCTCGAGGCAATGTCGACAGAAACCGCGGAATCGCGCGCGTGCCGCATTACGAGGGGCGTGAAAGCTACAATTCCCTGTCGAGGGAAGTGAACCGTGCGATCGTCGCCAAAGCGCGCCACGTCAATTCCCAATCGCTTCTGCGCCCACATGAACGTCTCGGGCCGCGGATGCAATTTCATTGCGGCTTCGACCTCGTCGCTGCTCAGGAGCGCGTTGATCGAACCTGGTGGGAACAGTCCCAGGATGAATGCCATCACCCAGGGGTTCTCGCGGCCGTACAGCGCAATCTGCTGCGCTGCCCATTCCTTGTCTACGCGCGGTGTGCGCTTTGGATCATCCGGATCCGCGGTGATGCTGACGACTTCCCACTGCTCGCGGGCGCGCGTCGTAACTTCGTACAGCAGGCCTGTCTGCGACGTTGTGTTGCCTGCCGTGACGATCAGGCCATCCTCGCAGCTGGTGAGGCCCTGCTCGGCGCTCTTCACCATGTTGGGCGGGATGTCGCCCGACTCGTCGATCAGGTAGAACGGATACCTGGAATGCTGCCCAGATAGCGTTCGGCCGACCGTTTCGGCGTCAGCGCTTTTCGCCCATCCCTTTGCTGCCAGGAACCAGGTCTCCGGATGGTCCTTTGCGATGATCCGCTGTTTCTGCCATACAAAGGCCTCGAGCAGGAGCGGCGATGCATTCTGCCATCTCGCCAGCTCGGCCCAGAGGTTGTCTCTGAGGTTGTCGGCCGTGATCGATACTGCGGAGCCCTTGGGATGCTCGTTGGGAGCAGCAAAGCACAGCAAGCGATGCCACCCCAGCCACGCCAGCACCGCGGTTTTGCCGGGTCCTGCGCAGGCCTTCATGGCGATGCGCTTTCTCCCCGGCACGCCGGCGAGCGCTAAAACGTCCAGCTGCCATTCGTCTGGCTCGACGTGGAGGCACTCCCTTACGAACTTGATCGGGTCGAGCCGCCACTCGCGAATCTTTGTCTTGGCGCTTTGCAGATCAGCCAAGGATTACCGTTTCACCAGCTGCGCGGGCTTGTTAATCTCAGTCATTCCTCATCCCCACAGACCAGCTGCTCGAGCGTCACCTTGCCCGAATGATTGTTCTGGACCGTCTGGGCCGGAAGGCCGAGCGTACGGTCTAACAGGTTCTTCTCGACGTGGTACCGAAGCCGCATATCAAATGCCTCGGACAGAGCCCGCCAGCGGCACTTCAGGCATCGGCACGCCTCTTTATGCGGGTTCTTCTCAAGTGCCAGGAAGTTCAGAATCTCGTCTGCTACCGATTTGCTGACCGCGGCCGGCTTCGAAGGCTTCGCCTTTCGGCCAGCCCCCGGTCGCGATCCACCTCGTCCCGCCATATGTCACCTTTGAAATGCGCTCAGAAAATTCAGAGAATCAAACAGA